CCTTTTTTGGTCGAGGTGACAGGACTTGAACCTGCGGCATCTTGGTCCCAAACCACTTAATAAATGTGTGAAAAGCTTAGTGTTTATCGGACTTTTCAAGTTCAGTTGCCTAACATTTGCCTTGCATTTATTTTTTAGCTTATTTTACGATTGAGAAAATCATCAAGTTTTTTCGCAGGTGCTTCAGTATCATCTTGCATTAAATGCGTGTAAATGTTCAAGGTGGTTTCGGGTTTGGTATGCCCTAACTGGTGTTGAATGTAGAGAATATCATAGCCCGAATAGAAAAGATTTGTTGCGTGGGTGTGTCTAAGACAATGAGCTGTAAACGGTTCTATGACCTGCGGAATACCGTCGGGGCAGTATTTACTGCGTGGAGCAATGCCGACAATTTTGCCTTGCTGTGAATTGAATGCTTCGAGGTTTAGGCAATTGATGTAACTTTCCCACAATCTCCGCCACGCTGAATTTGTCATAAGTTTGCCTTTGGTGGTTGTGACTACATAATCAAATGGGGAGTGGGGTGCAAGGCTTTTCAGATAGTCTGACAGAACGGTCGGAATATCAACCTTGCGGACACCTGCTTCTGTTTTCGCTCCTGCTTTTATGTAAGAATTGTTTCCGTCAAGAACCAAAGTCTGATGAACATTTATTTTGTTGCGTTTCAAGTCAATATCCGCCCATTGCAAGCCGAGGCATTCACCTCTTCGCAGTCCTGCAAGCAACATAATCATTGCCGGCAATCTTCCTCTGTGCGGAGTGTTGATTATTAGCTTTTGCTCTTCAGGTGACAAGGCTCTGCGTTCTTTTTTCTTTGCCGCATTCTTTGATATTTTGACATATTTCAGTGGGTTGAAGTCGATAGCTCGGTTTTCAATAGCATACTCAAACACTCGGCTTGCGGTTGCGATGAACTCCTTCAGCGATTTTTTCGCTGTGGGTTTGCCTGTTGTTGGGTTCTTAGCGGCTAAGTCGAACACGATTTCCTGAAAGTCGGCAATTGTCAGCTTGTTGATTTTGTAAGGTTCAAGCTCTGCAAAATGTTTGAGATACCGTTCAAGTGTTTTGTATTGCTGTGGTGTTTGCAGTGACCTCTGAACCGTTAGCCAGCGTTTTTTCCAACATCCGTATGTATCATCAGATGAGATATCTATGCCTTTGCCGAGTTTTTGTTTTAATTCGGCGGCAAGCGTTTCAACCTCTTTTCGTGATGTGCCACATACGGATTTGTACTTTCGTTTACCGTTTTCATCCCGACCGATATAGATGTTCTTCTGATAGCGACCGTCTTTTCGTTTTTTCATAATGTAATACACTCCTTTTGCTTTAAAAAGGGTGCAAAAATCCCTTGTGCTTTAAATTACTTGAAAAACACAAGGGAATGTGATACAATTATTTTGCATTAAACTGCATCATCTGCACCCTGTGTAGGTGATTCCGCTCTGTTCGACTGGTCCTCGAGCAGGGCGGATTTTTTATTGCTTATGTGCGGAGGGTAGTGGAAGGTTTGGGGCTATTTTAAAGAACCCTTTCTATATATATAATATTAGTTTATTTTTCTTATACGAAAGGTTAGAAAAACCCGTAAACCCTCCACCACTCTCCACCTCAACATTACTGCAAAATGTAAACTCGAGTAAACATTTTCGCTTTATCATTCCAATTTGTCCAATCGATTGGACATTTTCAGGATTTGTTTTGTCCATTCGAGTGGACATTTTCGCTGGCTTATTTTGTTTACTTGAGTAAACATTTTCGTTTTATCACCCCAAAATGGGAAATTGATTTCCTATTTTAGGGCGGTTTTTTATTTATTCTATTTAATCGGCAGACCGTGGTTGTCGGTGTATGAAGTTCGTTGATTACATTAGATTATTCAAATCAATGTTGAACCCCATAGCTTTTAACTCTCTTGCAATTGTAAATTCACTTGCGCCGTCAGAATAAACAACACCGCTTAAATCACCGGGTAATTCGATAGAACTATCTGACTGAATTAAAATGGTCTTATTTCTTCCGAGAAGTCCCATAAAATAACCTGCCTCAAAAACAACATTTTGTCTTCCTCTTGCTCTGGGTTCTTCTTCTGAAACTGCTTTGCCGACATCATCGGGAGTAAAAAGAATAATAGCCGCACTTGCTTCACTACCGAAATCTTCAATTTTTTCAATAATTGTTCTGCATGAATTAGGCTGATCGTGTAAGATAATAGGCTCTATGCCGAGTTTTCTTAAAAGTTCAGCTGTTTTATATTTTAGTTCTCCGTCGTGACCGTGAACGATAAACACTTTATTGTTGTTTATCTTACTATCATTTTTTGGTGTGTTTTCATCATCTTCATCAAGGTCGCTGAGCAATTCCTCAAACATAGGAATTGTTGCTTTTAATCCTTTAGAACACCAAATTCGTTGCTGTTCATCATCAAATAACGCACACTGAAAGCGTGTCTTTTTAAAGTTTGTAACTTCAATGCTGTCTTCGCCAAACTCGTTTGTTAAAAATCTAAGTGCACTTGCGTGCCAAGTTTTAAACTCGGGTAAATCGGCTGTTACTCTTTTAGTTAACAGCTCGTTTGCGGTCTGTATTAGTTTCTTTAGTTTTGCACAACTATCCATATTAACACCTCCGTGTAAAATATTGTAGCAAAGTCCGTTTAATGGGACTTTGTAATATATTGCCAATGTTTACTACTTGAAATTGTCGAACAGAAGTTCTATAATTAAATTATAGGAATTTTGTCCGAATCTTACGAATGAAAGGAAATTAATTCATGAAGAAAAACACAGCAATCCGGCAAGAAATAATTGAATACATAGAATCAATCGAAAATCACAAAGCCTTAGTAGCTATACTGAAATTTATAAAAATCATATATCGTCGTAATTTGAACGGTCACGGGGGAGCTTAACGCTCCCCTTTGTTTTTGTCCGAAACTCCTTTAATAAAGTTCTTAAACACTTGCCGCTCAAGCGGAGCCATACTTATATATGTACGGATAATGTCAATGTCGATTTCGTCGAGGTCATACTCTGCTCTAAGAGCATCAATCACGACATCTTCGCTTTCTTCGTCAAACATCTCTCCCTCGCCTGTTTTTAGCCATTCGAGGTTTACATTAAAAACAGCTCCGATATCCTTTATAGTTCTTTCGGACAATTCTCTTTTTCCGTTTTCACATAAATTTATAAAATTACAACTCATACCAAGTTTATCTGCAAATTTTTGCTGAGATAGTCCTAAATTTGTGCGTACAACCTTTAATCTATCATTAATGGTCATTGTGTTGTCACCTCTCTTCGCTTATTATTATAAAACAAATTATACAACAAGTCAATATTTATTTTTAAAAAAGTTTTAAAATTATATTGACAAGTCAAGAAAAAAGGATTACAATATATACAACAAGTCAATGAGGAGGTGAAAACAATGACAGAGAAACAGGAGATGGACATCAAGTCAATCGGCGCAGAACTTGCGAAAATCTTGATTGATATGACAGATGAAGAAAAGGCTGTTGCTTTCGCAATGATGAAAGGAATGGTCGTGGGTAAGCAAATAGCTGAACAGCAGAAATCAGCTTAGGAGGTGATTTATATGGCTAACACTCATACAGATGAAATTTTTAATGTGTACGGCGCACTTGACAACCTTAACAAACGAATGAAAATCGTTGAGGAAAAAGTGCCTGATTACACTGCGGATATGCTTGAAGTTTATCGAAACCTCGGTGCTCTTACAAAGCGTATTGCAGAACTTGAAGAACTTATAACCAAACCAAAACTAAAGAGGTGAGAAAATGGGATTTTTTAATAATTTATTCAACATAGAAAAAGCACCAACAGTCACCAAGACTGTCAGTGCACCTTATGTTCCGCCTTATCCTTTAGAAAAAGATTTTTACACTTTTGATAAGGTAGAGTGGAGCGGAGCGCTACCACCTCATTCAATGACACTTTCTTTTGTACTTCCTTATTCCGATTGGTGCGAATTTGAAAAGTCAGACCTTTATCGAGATTTGGAGAATTATCTTCGGGAATTACAAAAACGAGGTAACCCGAATGAGAATGTAGGCACTCAAGATTGATAGGCAGATGTTCATTGTATGTCGGAACATACTCATCAACACCTTTTGCCTCGTGATGATAAGAATTAACTTCATGGGTGTTGTAATCTTCGGTGTACTCTATGCCGTTCAGAACTAATTGAATGTCGGTAACAGAAATAGGCAGTTGCGATTTATTGTTAAGTTTAAAATGAATGAAAAGTCTTTTCTTTCCCTGCACGCCTAATTTGTATGCGTATTCAAGCATTGTGATTTCCAAATTCACTTTGTGTGAAACAAAATAGTTAATCAGGTTTATTAAAGATATTAAAAAGCCTGCAATGCCTAAAATACCACTAATTATTACCCACATATAATCAGCTCCTTTGCTCGATTATAACATTCGCAAAAGATATTTGCAACACAATCGCTTAAATGACAAAGTGAAGTTAGGGTAAATATACCCTTTTTACAACAAAAAGCCAAATAAGCGGTTTTATGTGGCTTTTAAGAGGATATATACCCTCAAAAATCCGAACTTCACTTTGGCAATTTAGATTTGCAACACAATCAATAATACCACAATCACAGTCCCATTAAACGGACTTTGCTTAAAAGAGGTGAAGAAAGACGGAAGTAATAATAATTTTAGGACTGCTAATGCTTTGCACAGCTTTTGTTTCAGCAGTATTAGCAATAAAAATAGTAGCCGCCCATTTGTATAAAACAATAGACAGCTACCTTGATAAGCACGACGCTCAAATTATGGATCTGATTAAGTGGGCAAAGGACGAAGACAAACATCAATGAACGCTTTTCCAACAGGAGTAAGTTTTGCAACTCCTTTCTGTAAATCGAATTTTTGATTACCGTTATTTGATTTGTTTGTGGCTTCTATTTGATTTTTGAAATCTACTATAGGTAAAGAATCAAAAATCTTATAGGCTGAATCAAGCGTTGCTGATGTTGAATCAGTCGAAATCGTTTCAGACAAAATTACCAACGAAAAATAGGAGGTGTACATATGCCGAGAGAAAGACCTATCATCAATTGGGATGAAGTGCCGGTGATAATTGATGTGCCGTATGTGGCACGGTTGCTTGCACTTAATGTTGATTACACAACACGGCTTGCACAAAGGGGCATTCTTCCTGCCCACAAAATCGGAAAGCTTTGGCGATTTGATAAGGAAGAAATCAGACAATACATAAAGGAGCATTAACAATGCGGTTAAGAAACTACCCGACACGCAGAAAACTGCTCAAAGATGTGGAAAACCTCAGAGCAGAGAACAGACATCTCAGCATTGAACTGAGAAACGCAAGAACGGACCTTGCACTCGAAAAAACAGCGTCAAGCGGTTACAGGCACGAGAACAGAGAGCTAAAACGCAAGCTCAAAGCCTATGAATCATCAAAACCTGAAACAGTCGGTTTTGAATGTGTGGGGGTGAAGAAATGAGCAATAAAAAAAGTGCCTGTGACACTGTGAATGCCACAAGCACAAAGAACAATAAACCTAATTCAATTATATCCTCTGCAACAGAAAAAATCAAGTTGTGCAACAAAAAAAATCTTAAAGACCATAAATCTAAAGCAATTCTTGAGCCGGTAAAGAAAATGCTCTGCGAATTTTCAGAGCAGAACGAGGAATTTGCAAGAGCCGTTACGGCTGCAAAAAACCTTGAAAACCTGATTGACGAAGTGGGAAAGAAGCTCCCCGCTGCAGTTTCCGACCTTGATGTGTATCAGCAGATTGTCGGTAAGATTTTCCCCGGAGCAAAGGTTACTTTCACAATGCAGATACATATGTCTGAATACGAACTTGAAGAACCTAATGTCGCAGAGCAGAAAACGGATCCTGTTACTCTTGATCTCGGCAATCTTATAGATTGGTAGGTGTCAGCATGATTAAAAATCCTGACAGCCTGCTTAATAAGATTCCTGACTTGACAGATGAACATGAAAAGCAGATAGCAATGTACTTTCCACAGTATGCTTTCTACGAAAATAAAAGCAAAAGAACCTGCGACTATTTCTGCACAAGCTGTCAAAGCTGGCACATCGGCGAACAACTCCGACTTTGTCATAATCAGGAATTTGTCTGCGGTCATTGCAAGGAAAGCGTAAAAGCAAAAGCCCTGCACTACGGCAGAAAAAAACTTGAAAGAAGTCGCAAGTTTGGTTTTTGCTTTGCTGTTGACGGCAGACTGTACATCAGATTTGTAACGGCATATCAGTTATTTTCCGATGATTTGTACAATGAAAATCCTATTGAAATGTTACCGGAATATACTTTTGTGAACGAATACTTATACATATATGAACAGCACGCAATGCAAAGATTTGCATATGGCTGGTACGATAAATCATTTCATCCGCTGAAGACAGACGGAGTTATCCCCTCTACATCACAAGGTTTTGCGTGGTATTGGGGTCCGTCAGAAAAAACCTTGTATTCAGGCTGGGGCTCAACCGTACTTTTAAATCTCGATGTAATAACCGATACGGATCTTAGATATTCGTGTGCGGATGAGCTTTCAAACAGATATACGGTTCAAGGGATTCTCAAATGGCTGAACATATATGTAAGGCACAATAATGCAGAATACCTGATTAAAGGCGGTTTTGAGCATATTGCAGAGCTTTTGATTGACGGCAAACTTTCACTCAATAAAATTCATTGGAAAGAAACCAATCTGCTTAAAATGCTCGGATGTCGTAAGGAGGATATGCACTTTTTCGCAGATTATGATTCAAGTGCAATTGAACTTTACCGCAGTGTGATAAAGGAAGAACCGACCATTCATATGGCAAGCGAGTTCATAAGCAAGCTGTCAAAGCTCAGTACTTATGCTGTAGATGAACTTCACAAAAATAACCTTACATACAAACAGATTCTGAAGTACGGCAAAAACAATCGGAGAGTAATGCTGTGGAAGGATTATCTTGATAATTGCAAAAAACTTCCCGAGGGTATCGAAGAAATAATGCCGGCTCATCTTGAAGAGGCTCACGACAGAACGCTTGAAAAGGTTGCTTTCTATGCAAACAAAGAAGAAACGGAGCAGATTGCAAAAATGGCAAAAACACTTTCTCCGTTGCTGATGAGCACAGACAGCCTTATAATGCTTGCCCCAAAAAGCGGTGAAGAAATAATAGCAGAGGGCAGAATATTACAGCATTGCGTCGGCGGATATGTAAGACGGCACGCAAGAGGTGACACGATAATACTTTTCATTCGTCATAAAGATAAACCGAAAATCCCGTTTTTTACGATTGAAGTAAATCCCGAAACATTGGAAATAATGCAGTGCCACGGTTATAAAAATGAGCGTGACAGCGGATTTAAAAAGCCGGATGAAATCAAGAAATTTGAAAAGCAATACGCTGAATTTTTGGAGGATATAAAAAATGTCAGAAATAACAGTAAGCGAACAGCATAGGCAGGCAATTGAACTGCATCAGAAGATAATTGTCAACGCAAACCTTGCACAGCAGAACATATGGGATATGTGCAACGGACTTAAAACAATGCGTGACAACAAGCTGTATAAGGAGCTTGGATATCAGAATTTTGAGGACTACTGCGAAACAGAGGTAGGTTTTAACCGTAAGCAAGCACACAAGTATATTTCGATAATCGAAAATATAAAGCTTGAAAATGTCCACTCGAGTGGACATTTAGGAGTTACAAAACTTGCTCTTCTTGCAACAGTAAGCGAACCCGAACAGGCTGAAATTGCCGAAAAGCTCGACCTTGAAAACACGACGGTTAAGCAGTTAAAAGCAGAAATTGAGAAACTAAAGGTTGAAAAATCAAATCTCAATGATGAGAAAGAAAACTTGCAGAATAGCAACAACTATCTCAAGACTGATTTTAAGGAAGTATGTCAGAACAAAGCAGAAGTTGACAGACTGTTGACTAAAGAGCAAAACCGAAACAGTGAGCTTGAGGCTAAAATAAAAGAACTCGAAAGCCGTCCTATTGAGGTTGCCGTTGCAGAGCCGAGCGACAATGAACGCAGACTTAACGAAACGATTAAGGCTTTGGAAAGAGAAAACATTAAGCATTATGACGAGCTCGAAGCGGAGTATCGCAATAATGAAAAAATCGTCAGAAAACAGCTTGAGGACGAAAAGCAGGAGGCTCTTCGCAAGCAGAAAGAAGAGTACGAAGAAAGACTGCAAAATGTTCAGACTGCCGACGGTTCATCAGATGACAAGGATGTTTTCAAGGCTTATTTTTCAATCGCATATGACAGCTTTAATCGTATGCTTGAATTTGCAAAGCAGTCACAGGATAAGGAATTTTTCAAAGGCAAGGTTGAACATCTTATCAATGCACTTGCCGTACAGAACACAAATCTTTAAGGAGAAACGAAAATGAAACTTTATGAGCTTACCGAGATGTTCTCGGATTTATTCAGTCAGTACGATGCAATCAGTGAATGGGAACCCGACACAAACGCAGACGGAATGCCGATTGATGATGACGGCAATATCATCGCCAATGTGGACGCATACAAGAATAAAATGTTGACAGCGTGGTTCGATACTCTCACGGGGATTGAGGGCGAATTTGACGAAAAAGCCGAGAGCATTGCAATCTACTACAAACAGCTTCTTGCCGAGGCTAAAATGCTTAAAGCCGAAAAGGCGGCAATTGCAAAAAGACAGTCACAAAAAGAAAAACAGGCGGAGAGCCTTAAAACCTATCTGTTTAAGTCAATGCAGGCGCTCGGCAGACAGAAGATTGATATGCCGAGAGCGGTTATGTCGCTTAAAAAGAACGCTCCGAGCCTTGTTGTTGATGATGAAATTTCATTTGTTGAGTGGGCGGAGGAACACAATCTTGACCACCTCTTAAAGTACAATATGCCCGAAGTGAAAAAGAATGATGTCAAGGCTCTCTGCAAAAAGGGCGAAGAAATCCCGTTTGTACATATGGAATCAAAACAGTCATTAAGTATTAAGTGAGGTGTTATTTATGGGATTACCTGTATTGGTTTTAGGATATTCAGGCAGCGGAAAATCTGCCTCTTTAAGAAATTTCAAAGCAAATGAACTTGCTCTTGTGAATGTAAACGGAAAATCACTCCCGTTCAGAACAAAATTTACTTCTTCAATCAATTCCGACAACTACATAGATATTGAGGACTTTATCAAAAAGCAGAAATGCAAGTCGATTGCAGTTGATGACGCACAGTATCTCATGGCTAACGAATATATGAGAAGAGCCAAGGAAACAGGCTTTCAGAAGTTTACCGATATCGGTAAAAATTTTTGGGAGCTTGTGAAAGAGGTTGAAACTCTCCCGAATGACACGATTGTTTATTTTCTCAGCCATATTGAAACCGACGAAAACGGCAGACAGAAAGCCAAAACAATCGGCAAATTGCTTGACGAAAAAATCTCGGTTGAGGGAATGTTTACCACGGTTTTAAAAACCGTTGTCGTTGACGGCAAGTATCTTTTTGCAACACAAACGGACGGTAACGATACCTGTAAAAGTCCGATAGGCTTGTTTGATTCAATGTACATATCAAATGACCTTAAAATTGTTGATGAAGCATTGAGAACATACTATTCAATGCAACCCGAACAATATTGTGATGAGTGCAAAGCACCGATACTTTCGGACGGTAAACGCACCGTTAAACAGATCATTGACGGCACAACAAAAAATTACGGCAGACAGCTCTGTATGCAGTGTGTTGCAAAGCTAATAAAGCAGAAGAAACAGGAAAAGCAGAGAGAGGGTGCAGGCAATGCAGCTTCGACCGTATCAGAATGACCTTGTTGAACAGGTAAGACAGGCTTGGCGAGAGGGTTACAAAGCCCCTTGCATAGTTCTCGGTTGCGGTGGCGGAAAGTCCTGCATTGTTGCAGAAATTGCAAGACGAACAACTTGGAACGGAAAACGGGTGCTGTTCCTTGTTCACAGGAGAGAGCTTGTTGACCAAATATTCAGAACCTTTGTCCGCTGGGGTGTGCTTATGGATTTGTGCCAAATCGGTATGGTACAGACCTTTACACGAAGATTGAAGAAACTGCCCAAACCCGCACTTATCATCACAGATGAAAATCATCACAGCCTTGCACAAAGCTACAAACGCATTTACGAACATTTTTCAGATGTTCCGAGGGTTGGCGTCACCGCAACACCTGTCCGATTAAACGGTGACGGATTGGGCGATGTCAACGATAAATTAATAATCGGGGTGAGTACAAAATGGCTCATTGAGCATAACTGCCTTGCCCCGTATGACTACTATGCTCCGAGTGTCGCCGACCTTACGGGTTTACACACCAAAATGGGCGAATATGTCGCCTCCGAGATAGAAAAAGCAATGACTAAAAATACAGTTTTCGGAGATGTAATCAAGTATTACAGACAGCTTGCAGACGGCAAAAAAGCGGTGTGCTATTGTTCAACTGTCAAACACAGTATGGCAACCGCACAGGCATTTTGCGAAGCGGGTATATCAGCAAGGCATATTGACGGAGCAACTCCGAAGACACAGAGAGAACAGATTATAGCCGATTTCAGGAACGGCAAAATTACAATCCTCTGCAATGTGGATTTGATTTCAGAGGGCTTTGATGTGCCTGACTGCGAATGTACAATTCTGCTCCGTCCTACTCACAGCCTTACGCTTTACATTCAGCAGTCAATGCGATGTATGCGATACAGACCGAACAAAAGGGCGGTAATCATTGACCATGTGGGCAACTATGCAAGGCACGGAATGCCTGATGACGACCGAGAATGGACGCTTGAAAAACGCAAAAAGCTGAGTGTTAAAAAAATCGAAAAGGAGCAGGAGGAAAAGGTCAGACAATGTCCCGCATGTTTCTTTACATTTTCAGCACCGCCGGCAGGGCAGAAAGCCGTGTGTCCGCATTGCGCTTATGTATTCCCGACAGCCGAAAGAACCGTTGAAACCGATACCACCGCAAAGCTCATTAAGGTTGAGGGATTCAAGCTTGATTTCAGCACACCCGACGATTGCCACAGCTATGCGGACTTACTTGCATACGCAAAAAGCCACGGCTACAAAACAGGCTGGGCATATTTTCAGGCACGAAAGAGAGGTATGATAGCTTGACAGAAGAACACGCAATTCAGAACAAAATCCGTATTGCAATTGCACCGTACTGCGATATTTTCCGTATAAATGTAGGTGCAGGCTTTACAAAGGACGGCAGATATTTCAATACGGGAGTTCCGCCCGGATTTTCGGATTTGTTCGGTGTCAGAAAATCAGACGGCAGGGCGGTCTTTATCGAGGTTAAAACACCCAAGGGCAGACCTACCGAAAAACAGCAGAAATTCATACAGGTGATGAAACTCAACGGCGCTATTGCAGGAGTATGCAGAAGTGCTGATGAGGCGATAGAGTTAATTACAAAGGAGTAAAATTATGGGATTTAAAGCAAATTGGAGCGAGGCAACACAGTCTAACTCACTCAAACCCGAGGGCGATTATGAGTGTCTTATAGCAAAGGCAGAGGAGCGTGACTACACAAATTCAAAAGGCGAGGAAAAAACCTGCCTGAACATTTCGTTCATTATCCGAAACGATGTTGAGCAGAGGTACAAAAACGGATATATATTCCATACTATGTGGAAACGCAGAGAACCGACCGAGAACGACAAGCAGGTCAAGGGCTACGGCTTTGATCAGGTTATGGCTCTCGGCAAGGCGGCAGGACTTCCCGACGGCAAGGACTATGACAGTCTTAAACAGTTCCTTGGTGAGCTTATGAAAAAACCTGTTCGTGTAACCGTTAAGCACGGCGAATGGAACGGCGAAAAAAGAGAAGAAGTCAGCTGGCTCAATCCTACAAAATTTCCCGAGGTCAAGCATACTTTTAAGCAGTCGCAGAGTTCAACGGCAACAGCCTATGCACAGCCACAGCAGAGTTATGCGTCTGCTCAGCCTGCAAATCAGGGCTTTGTTGATATGCCGATTGACGATGATTTGCCGTTCTGATTTTAAAAAAATTCTTCGGGAATTGCATAAAACAATGCAATTTTCACCGTGCTTTTCCTTATATATGGAGGTGAAAAAATGGGCTTTACAAATTTAAACCCAAATAAAAATAAATATTTTGCAGTTCCCGAGGAATTGAAAGGTTACAAAAACTGGGTGTGCTGGCAGTCATATCCCGATCCGAAATCGCACAGCGGAATTTCAAAGAAACCGATAAATCCAAGGACGGGTGGCTTTGCAATGCCGAATAACTCGGACACTTGGTCAGACTTTGAAACAGCAGTCAGGGAATCCGCCAAATATTCAGGCATAGGCTTTATGTTCTCAAATTCACCGTTCTTCGGTGTTGACCTTGACGATATGCCAAACGATATTGAGGACTACAAGAACGGCGGAGCTGACAACATAATCAGCGAGTTCGTGAACACTTTGCAAAGCTACGCCGAGTTTTCGCAGAGCAAGGCAGGCGTTCACATAATCTGTAAGGGAACTCTTCCCGAGGGCAGAAGAAAGGCGAAGAATGATTCGGGCGGTTTTGAAATGTACGAAAACGGCAGATTCTTCGTAGTGACAGGAGATTACTGCTCTGCATATGCGTACATAAACGATTGCACCGAAAGCATAAAGCCGCTGCATTCAAAATATCTCGGCAAGGCAACAGAGCCACAGCCTAAGCTCCGTAACATTGAGGTCAATCCGAACACCGTTGACGATATTGTCAGAATCGCCTGCAATGCCAAGAACGGAAGTCTTTTCAAGGCTCTGTACAGCGGTGATTTTTCGGCTTACTCGTCACAGAGCGAGGCGGATATGGCTTTTTGCAATATGCTTGCGTTCTGGTGCGGTTGCGATACCGACAAAATGGATTCGATTTTCAGACAATCAGGCTTGATGCGTGATAAGTGGGACAGAAAACAGTCGGGTACAACCTACGGCATTATAACCCTGCAAAAGGCTGTGTCGGGCTGTACTCAGACCTATAACCCAAAACAGCATAACGATTATTCAATTTCAATCGGTGAGGGCAAGGCTGTTCAAGCGGTTGACGAAGAAAAAATGCGTGCCTACACCTTTGACGATATGGGCAACGCCGACAGGTTCGTTGATTTATTCGGCGATAATGTAAGGTATTGTTACACCGAGAAAAAGTGGTATTACTACAATTCTATGAAGTGGTGTGTTGACAATATCGGGGTAGTTTTGCGAATGGCAGACAAAAGCGTTGAGGCTATGAAAGCCGAGGCAAGACTGTACTTGCAAGCTGACGAAGAGAACGGCGGAGATATGTCAAAAGCATTTGAAAAGCATATGAAAGCAAGCCGTTCCAACAAATCAAAAAAAGCAATGCTCAACGAGGTTGAACACCATATCCCCGTACTTCCGGCACAAATGGATAAATACCGTATGGCATTAAACACCCCAAGCGGAATAATCAACCTTAAAAACGGCGAAATGAGGGCACATAATCCCGAATATTATTTTACAAAGATTACTTCGGTTGACTGCTCTCAAACGGCAGAGTGTCCCCGTTGGCTTGCATTTCTTGATGATATTTTTGCAGGCGATAAGGAGCTTATTCGCTACATTCAAAAGGCGGTCGGTTACAGTCTGACAGGCTCAACAGCCGAGCAATGCGCATTCTTCCTTTACGGCACGGGACGAAACGGCAAGAGTACATTCATTGATGTTATCCGTGATGTATTCGGCGACTATGCCGCAAACATTCAGCCTGAAACTATTATGGTAAGAAACTCTCAGAGCAGTGCCATAAACAGCGACATTGCACGGTTAAAGGGTGCAAGGCTTGTCACCTCGGTTGAGCCGAACGAGGGCGTGCGAATTAACGAGGGACTTCTCAAACAGCTTACGGGTGACGATACCGTAACGGCAAGAAAGCTGTACAGCGAGGAATTTGAGTTCAAGCCCGAGTTCAAGCTGTGGATGGCGACAAACCATAAACCGATTATCAGAGGCACCGACACGGGCATATGGCGAAGAATACATATGATACCGTTCAATGTTCAGATTCCCGAGGATAAGGTTGATAAGAACCTTACGCATAAGCTCAAAGCCGAAATGACCGCAATTTTCAAATGGTGTATCGACGGCTGTATTCTATGGCAGAGAGAGGGCTTAAAAATGCCGTCTGCCGTTCTTCAGAGCGTGAGAGAGTACAAGCGTGAAATGGATGTTATTTCCGCCTTTATCGAGGACAGATGTGTGTTAGAGGGTTCGGTTCAGGCAAGCACGCTCTATGCCGCCTATACAAGCTGGGCAGGGGATAACAACGAATATTGTATGTCAAATACCAAATTCAGCACCGAGCTTGCCAAAAGATTTGAAAAGGTAAGAGGTAAAAACTATAACTTTTTCAACGGCATTTCACTTTTTAAAGATTGTTGAGGTGGAGGGTGGTGGAGGGTTTGACGGTTTTTCTAACCTTTCGTATAAGAAAAATAAACTAATATATATAGAAAGGGTTCTTTAAAATAGCCCCAAACCTTCCACTACCCTCCGAAAGAGGTAATATGAAAAAATATGATTTTAAAAATCCAGAGGTATTTGAGCAGCTTGAGGATAAAGCAATTGACGGCCAGCTTGATTACTCATCCTTTCCGCCACCCGAATATAAATACTTTTCAAGGCTTGCAAAGGTCGGCTACAACAACCGTCATAAAGGCTGGGACATAAACATCTGCCTTGAATGGCAGGACAAGCTCAGAACGGAGTATAAGCGTGATAGGGACAACGCAGACGAATACCGTATGCTCTCACAAAGAATTATGGATAATGTAAAGAAAAGCGCCGACTTCGTCCGTAAGATGTATCAGTCCCAAACCAACGAGCAAACTGTAATCAATGCCCTCCAAGCCTTAGAATGCCTAACCAACGAAAACGGCTTAACCAAAAGAATAACCGAAAAATTAAAGGAGAGTGATAAAATGAAACTCAGGCAGGAAATCGATAACACCCGTGAAATGATTGACGGTGAACTCAATCGCATTATGGTCACAGATGATATAGAAGAGATAAGAGGGTTGACATATTATTTATTCTGCAACATAAATAACCTTATCTGCAAGAACCAACAAAGAATTGCCAAATCGTTGAGAGGTGAAGAAAATGATTGATTGTTCTAAAACTGAAAATTACTTCAACGAAAAGTTGAAGATGACGAAAAAACATAAACTAAATGGTGGTGCATATATATGTGAACTTAATTGTACTGACTGCCCTTTGAATAGCTCTAATAATGGTTCAAGCGATATGATGTCGTGCTCTGATTTTGAAACAATTTACCCTCAAAAAGCAATTGCAATTGTACAGAAATGGTCAGATGAACATCCGCAGAGGACTTATTTGAGCGAGTTCTTGGAACATTATCCGAACGCAGAGCTTGATCACGGAGTACCAAAGGTTTGCCTAAAAAAATTAGGAGCTGTTTCGGGTTGTGCAAAAACAAAAAAAGGTGACTTGTATATTAGTTGTTATAGTTGTTGGAATCAGCCTGTTCCTATTGAGGAAAGTGAGGTAGAAGAATGAAAGGCATTAAAAATATCACCGTTAATTACGATAACGGCGAAATAGAAACCTTAAATAAAGGTGTAGTTGTTGGTTTTGATGAAATCGACAATGAAGAAGAAACTATCAAAGTCAGATATCGTATGTGCGATATTAAAGGCAAGGATTTGCATTTGGTTGTAAACGCTGTTGTTGCGTTGGCACAGGAACTTGGTATGCTTGACGAAGAGGAGCGTGATATGGATTGACGGTTAAAGATTATTTATATTCGGTCAGGGTTTCGGATAAGCTGATCAGGACGAAAGAACACGAGCTGTCAGAACTTAGGTTGAATATTGCACAGGTATCGGTTAAGCAAAACGAACCTGTTAAGACATCGGGAGTTAATGACCCTATGCGGATTGTTGACAGGATTGCAGACCTACAGGCTGAAATCAATCGGGAAATTGACAATCTTGTACGGTTGAAAACTGAAATCCGCAGTAAAATCAACGCACTTGACGATTACCGTTACATTGCGATTTTGACCGAGTATTACATAAATTGTCATCGGTGGGAAGATATTGCAGAGAGCATGGAAATGAGCGTAAGGCATACCCTGAGGTTGCACGGCGAAGCGTTACAGGCATTCCGAAAAAAGTTCGATTTCTCGTAAAATTATTTTGAAATGTCATTGAATGTCACCCTTACCCTGCGTATAATGGTATTATGAAAGTTTGACAAACAGGACATATGTAGAACTCTCCTAAGATAAAAATTGCACAGACCGCTCTCGTTTGAGGGCGGTTTTGTGTTGTGAGGGAAAATCAGATAAAAGAGGTGAGGTGATTGCCCAATGAGAAAAATTTAATACCGTTTACATCTGACCAAAGCCGTGATGAAGCCGTGAAAAACGGAGCAAAGGGCGGTAAGGCTTCGGGCAAGTCACGCCGCCGTAAAAAGAGTATGAAACAGGTTATGGATATGTTACTTTCGTTGCCTGCCAACACTCCTGCCGACTGGAAAATGCTTATTGATATGGGAATTAATGTTGATGAGATTGACGAAGATTTGGTCAATAATTTGCTCGTTGTAAATGCGGCACTTCTCAAAAAGGCTAAAACAGGTGATGTTAATTCCATTAAAGAATTAAGAAATATTATTCGTGACAATGTTTTTGAAAATCATAAAATCAAGCTCGACAATGCCTATCTCGACATTGAACGCAAAAAGGCTGAACCGCCAAAGAGTGACGGTTCGGAGTACAAAGGAATACCGGCTAATATGGTTGCACCGTCGTTTTCGTCGGTGCTTTTTGATATTGAGGGTAAAGAACATTCGGAATATGTTTTCCCCGGCGGAAGAGGTTCAACAAAATCGTCTTTCGTCAGTCTGAATGTTATTGATTTGCTTATGAAGAACGAGGATATGCACGCCTGTGTTTTTCGTCAGGTAGCCGACACTCTGCGCAGTTCGGTGTATCAGCAGATTTTGTGGTCAATCTCTGCTCTCGGTCTTGAAAGCGAGTTTAACTGCACCGTGTCACCTCTCGAAATCACGAGGGTAATCACAGGGCAGAAAATATACTTCCGTGGAGCAGATGATCCGGGCAAGATTAAATCAATTAAAGTACCGTTCGGCTATATCGGCGTTTTGTGGTTTGAAGAACTTGACCAGTTCACGGGCGAGGAAGCTGTCAGAAAGATTGAACAGTCGGTGATTCGTGGCGGTGACACGGCTTTTAAATTTAAATCGTTCAACCCTCCGAAATCTGCACAGAACTGGGCGAACAAGTATATTAAAATTCCCCGTCAAGACAGGCTCGTTATTGAGAGTACATACCTTACAGTACCGTCAAAATGGCTCGGAAAGCCGTTTATAGATGACGCAGAGTTCCTGAAAGAAACAAACCCTACCGCCTATGAAAACGAGTATATGGGCATTGCTAACGGCACAGGCGGCAATGTATTTGATAATGTTGTTATTCGTGAGGTCACAGATGACGAAATTCAGACCTTTGACAGATTTTACAGAGGAGTTGACTGGGGTTGGTATCCTGATCCGTTTGCCTATGATTGTATGACTTACATTCCAAGTCAACACAAGCTCATTATTTTTGACGAGGAACATTGCAACAAGACAAGCAACAAAGAAACAGCCGAATTGCTCAGAACTAAGCACGGAGTTACAAGCAATGATTTAATCACTTGCGACAGTGCAGAACAGAAGTCAGTCGGCGATTACAGGGCTGACGGTTTAATGGCTCGTTCGGCAGAAAAAGGACCCGGTTCGGTTGTTTACTCGATGAAGTGGTTGCAGTCTTTACGGGAGATTGTGATTGATAACACACGCTGTCCGCATACTGCACAGGAGTTTCTCGACTATGAATACGAGCGTGACAAGGACGGCAATGTTATCAGCGGTTATCCCGATAAGGACAACCACCATATTGACGCTGTCAGATATGCAATGAACAGAGTATGGAAACGCAGAGGTGAATAATGGGACTTATAGATTTTTTGAAAGGAGTGTGGAGGCGAATGTTTCCGCTTGAAAATATTCGGCAGGCGCTTAATTTACGGCTTGCGATTACAGCAGAAATGCAAAAGGCTATCGGCGTATGGCAAAACTGCTATGTCGGCAAAGCTCCGTGGCTTGATGAAAATGTCATCAGTTTGAGGCTTGAGCAGTCAATCACAAGGGAGTTTGCTAACATTACGCTTAACGAAATGACGGTGAACATCTCAAATGAAACGCTGTCAAAATTGTTTGAAACTGCAACCGAGGAGCTTAATTCGGAGTTACAGTCAGGTCTTGCAACGGGTGCAATGGTCATCAAGCCTTTGGGCGGTGACAGGGTGCAATATATCTCGGCAAATGCTTTTGTGCCGATTGAGTTTGACGCAAAGCACAGGCTTGTAAAGGTCATCTTCCCCGAATTTAAGAAAATCGGTGACAACTACTACACAAGGCTTGAATATCACAGCCTTGATAAGGACAAGGGCTTGACTGTTACTAACACGGCTTACCGTTCGTCATCATCCGAGGTTCTCGGTACTGAAATTCCTCTCGCTGTCATTGACGAGTGGGCAGACTTACCGCCTGCGGTCACATACCCCGATATGAAAAGACCTGCGTTCGGTTATTTCAGAGTGCCGATTAAAAACACGGTTGACGGCTCATCATGCGGTATGTCGATTTTTGACAGCGGACTTGAAATCATTCAGAAAGCCGATATGCAGTTCGGACGGCTTGACTGGGAATTTGAAAGCGGTGAGCGTGCGATTCATGTTGATTCTGCCGTGTTTAAGGACGGCAAAGCCGACAGACTTAACAGGCGTTTGTACCGTGCCGTTGATGTGGATTTGGGTGACGAAGAACTGTTCAAGGACTTTTCGCCTGCGTTCCGACAGTCCGACATTACGGACGGCTTGAATACATATCTGCGTATGATTGAATTTGCGGTCGGTCTTGCATACGGTGACCTTTCAAATCCCGAAACAGTCGCAAAGACTGCTACGGAGATTAAGTCGGCTAAGGACAGAAAGTACAATACCGTGTCGGCAATTCAGAAACAGCTTCGCTATTGCCTTGATGATTTGGTGTATGCTCTTGCCTTTTACAATTCGCTGACAACAAGCGGTTATTCGTTTGTGTGTGATTTTAAGGATAGTATTTTGACCGATGAAGAAACGGAACGCAAGCAGGATATTCAGGATTTGAACCTCGGTATTATGAAACCTGAAGAATATCGGGCAAAGTGGTATGGAGAGGACGAAAAGACAGCGAAAAAGAATCTTCCGCAGTCATCTGAGGTTATCGAATAATGTTCACTCCGACTGAAATTGAGGCTTTGCCCTCGGCTATGGAACAGCTGTACCGCAGTTTGCAATTGAACATCATGTCCGACCTTACGGAGCGTTTGAAAGCTAACGGTGAGGAGATAACCTCTGCCGCTGATTGGCAGATAAACCGCTTGTATGAATTGGGCGTTAGTAAGGATGAAATAGACAGCCTTATTCAAAGCACGCTTAATGCGTCTGACGATGAAATCGACAGAATCTATAACGAGGTTGTACAGTCGGGATATGCAAGAAACGAGGAGCTTTATACAGGCAAGGGCAAAGAGTATATTCCTTATGCAGAAAATAAACAGTTGCAACAACTTGTAAAGGCAGTCAAAAATCAGACAAAATCAGAGTACAGGAACATTACAGGCTCACTCGGATTTGCCGTCAGAAATTCTGACAACACGGTTTCGTTTACTTCTCTTGCAAAGTTTTATCAAGACACACTTGACAACGGACTTATGCAGATTGCAAGCGGTGCTTTTGATTACAATACCGTGCTGAAAAGGGTTGTCAAGACTATGACTGACAGTGGACTGCGTTCCGTTGAATATTCAAGCGGTTGGAGCAATCGTGTTGATGTGGCGGTTCGCAGGGCATTGATGACAGGCTTTAATCAGGTTGTCGCAAAGGTCAACGAGGACAACGCCGAACAGCTCGGCACGGAGTATTTCGAGGTCAGCTATCACCGTGGTGCAAGACCGACACATCAGGTGTGGCAGGGCAGAGTGTACAGAAAAAAGGAGCTTGAAACAGTCTGTGGATTGGGAACGGTCACAGGTCTTTGCGGTGCGAACTGCTACCACAGTTATTCGCCGTTCATCAAGGGCATTGATACCCCGACATACAGCGAAGAAGAACTTGACCGTATGAACGAGGAAGAGAACACACCGAAAGAATACAACGGCAGACAGTACACGGCATATGAGGCACAGCAGAGGCAAAGACAGCTTGAAACCGCAATGCGTGCCGACCGACAGAAGATTGAACTGCTCACACAGGGCGGTGCAGACTATGACACAATCACAGGCGCAAAGGTCCGATACTTTCAAAGGCAGGACGAATATGTAAAGTTTTCAAAAGCTATGGGACTTCCCGAACAATGGGAAAGAGTAACCGTTGACGGCAAAAATGCTTTAGGCTCAAAACTCCCGAAAAAGGCAGAGAGTGTTAATAAGATTTCGGGTGAAGCTGTTCACCGTATTTCGGATAGCAGTACACCGAAAAACAACGCTGAAATTATACGCAAAGATGTTGCAAAAACCGAAAACAGTGGTATAATAAAATTTGAAAAGGGTGTTACAGAAAAAGTTCAAAATGCTTTTAATACCGAGTTTGAAGCAATGCAAGAAAAGTTCGGTGAGATAACAACGATTTCAAGTGTTGGCGTACTTAATTCTAAAAATTCAACAGACTATGGTGCATTTTATGATAATTCTGGAGAGCTATTATTGAGATTTGCCAACAAGAAAAATGCGTTGTCTGAACACGAACAAAAAGCCCAAAAAATGAAAAAATCAGGTGAATGGTCTTCGGCACATCCTTTGCATACTTTTAGACACGAAATAGGTCACGCAATACAGCTTGAACATAAGTTGAATGACCCATTGTGGGATGATAAACTTGAGAAAATCATAGACATAATGGAAGAAGTAAATCCTGAAGATGTTTCTTTATATGGATTTACAACACTTGACGAGTTCATTTCCGAATGTATAGCTGAAAGTATGACAAAAAAAGCAAGGGCAACTTCAAAGCGAGTGGCAAGAATAATTCGAGGAGTTGATTAGTTTGACGGATTCTTTTTTTAAATATATGAAGTATTCTCACCTTGTCAGAGGAAAAAGAATAATTAATGATGACGCTCCTATAGAGATAAAAGATGAAGTAAAAAAACTTGACAATGATTATTTCAAAAAAACAGGTCGACATATGATTATTGTTCCAGACTGAAAAACTTAATACATCAAATCAGCACTTTGAGAAATCAGAGTGCTTTTTTTGTATTTAAACCCGTCGATTTCGACCGGTTTTGAAAGGTGGTGACAGAATGAAAATCAGAGTAACAACAGCATTTAACGACAGGCAGAACGGCTATGTAACCCGACCTGTGAATGAAGTTTTTGAATGCTCCGAGCAGAGAGCAAAGGAACTCATTGACGGCGGTTTTGCAGAAGAGGTCAAGTCTGACGCTCCCAAAAAGCCGAGAGCCAAAGCAGTTAAAACAGAAAAAGCAGATTAAGCGCCCTTGCATTTGATTGCATAGGTGCTTTTATTTTACCCTGCCGTTGGTTTAACGGCTGAATTTCTACCGCAGGCAAAGCGGAATAAAAGCTATGCAGAAAGGATTTACTATGAAGAATATACACACACTTCTCTCCGAAATCGGCTTTACAGTTCCCGAAGATAAAAAGGCTGACTTTGAAAAAGCCTTTGCAGATAATTACAAAACCGTATCAGAGGTTGAAAAGCTCCGCACATCAAGGGACAACTACAAGTCACAACTTGAAACTGCACAGACTGCACTCAAAAAGTTTGAGGGTGTCAATGTGGACGAGCTCAAGGGCGAAATCAAAAAGCTCAACGGCGAACTTGAAACAAAGGAAAACGAGTACCAGACAAGGATTGCGGATATGGAGTTTAACTCTGTTCTTGACACCGCTGTTTCAAAGAGCGGTGCGAAAAATGCAAAGGCTGTCAAGGCTCTGCTTGACCTTGAAAACCTGAAAACATCTAAAAATCAGGCAGATGACATCAAAAAGGCTCTCGAACAGGTTAAGTCCGAAAACGGCTATATGTTCGGTTCTGATGAGCCTTTTCAGAATCCTGTCGGTGCAACCAATACAGGTAACGGCGGTACAGGCTCAAATCCGCTTGCGTCAATGCGTGCGGCTATGGGACTTTCTGCCGAAAAGAAATAATTTTATTAAATCTATGAGGTGATTTTATTATGGCAAACACAATTGCACTTTTTAAACAGTACACAGCGTTGCTTGATGAGGTCTATAAGCAGTCTGCACTCACAAGCAAAATTGACGGTGCGTCAGACCTTGCAACACAGGGCGCTAACGCAAACGAGCTTATCATTCCGATGCTCACAATGGACGGTCTTGCTGACTACTCACGCAACAGCGGTTATGTTGACGGCGATGTTGAGCTTACGAACGAAACCGTGAAATGTAACTTTGACCGTGGCAGAATGTTCACGGTTGACACAATGGATAATGCAGAAACGGCAGGCATTGCATTCGGCAGACTTTCGGGCGAGTTTATCCGCACAAAGGTTGTTCCCGAGCTTGACGCTTTCCGCTTTGCAAAGTATGCCGGTACAAGCGGTATTTCTTCCGTGAGTGCAACTCTCACAACAGGCGAAGAGGTTGTAAAGGCTCTCCGCACAGCCTCAACAAAAATGGATGAGGACGAAGTTCCTTTCGAGAACAGACACCTTTTCATCACATCACCGCTTTACGGTCTTGTGCAGGACCTTGACACAACAAAGTCAAGGGAGGTTCTCAGCCGTTTTGCAGATACCACACTTGTGCCGCAGTCAAGATTCTATACAGCAATTGAACAGCTTGACGGCACATCCTCAAGCAAGGAAAAGGGCGGTTACAAAAAGGCGACTTCGGGCAAGAATATCAACTTTATGATTATTCACGGCTCTGCTCCGATTCAGTTCACAAAGCACCTTGACACAAAGGTTATTGAGCCGTCAGTTAATCAGAGTTCTGACGGTTGGAAGTTTGGTTATCGTATGGTCGGTATTGCCGATGTTTACGAGAATAAAAAGGCAGGTATCTACTGCCATTCAGCCGTAGAGGCTTAAAGGAGTGTTACTATGACCGCTTATGCCGATGAAGGCTATTACATTTCTGAATATCTCTGTGGCAGAAAGGCGGTCATAGTTTCCGCCTTTGATTATTATGCACGCTCTGCAACCCTGCTCATTAAGGCATACACAGGCGAAAATGTTGACGGGAACAATATTCCCGAAAGCGTAAAACTCTGCTGTTGTGAGCTTGCAGAGCTTATATATAACGATGAAAAGCAGTCTGCAAATTCAGGAATTTCATCTGCAAGCGTCGGTGATGAATCCGTAAGCTATGTGTCCGAAGAAGAGCGTAAAACCGCTCATAAAAAGGCTGTCAGACACACAATTTACAAGTATCTTGCCGACACCGATTTACTGTACAGAGGTGGTCGCAGATGATTATTACCCCTGAAAGCTCCTGCACAATTTACAGATTCAACGGCTCGGGCTATGACCGATATTTCATTCCCGAATGTCATTGGCAGGAGAACAAGGCTCGCAATGTGCTTAAAAGCGGAATGCAGAACGCTGACAGCGTGACGGTGTATATTCCGATTGAATCCGCAGGGCTTTTGCCCGGCTTTTTAAAGCCGAGCGAAAACCTTTTTGCAGGTCAGCTATGCACTCCTCAGAACAGCGCACAGGACATTATTATTAAAGGCGAGAGTAATTTTACCTTTGATAATTCAAACCCTCAGAGCATGTCACAGAGCCTTAAAACGCTAAAGCAAAAACACAGGTGCTATGCGGTTATGTCGATTGATGAAAAGCTCTACGGCGTAACCGATTTACAGCACATCAAAATTTCGGCGAGGTGATTGCATGAAGATTGTTCAACCGCCCGATTTTGTCATCAAGTCAAAAAACGGTACGGCAGGTTTCCTCTGGGATAAAAAGTTTGCAGTCCGCAAAAATGCCGATGTGTTAAAGGTGCAAAAGTATGTTGACAGCACGGTTTTACGATTGATGAAACCCTATACACCGTTCAGAAACGGCGTGCTTGAAAAGTCGGCAACCCTCTCAACGGTTATAGGCTCGGGCGAAATTCATCAGAACACACCGTATGCGAGGTATCTCTACTACGGCAAGGTTTACGGTCCTAATATCCCGATTAAGAAAAACGGTGATATTGTGGGCTATTTCAGCCCTAAAGGACAGAAGAAACACCCCACAGGCAAAATGCTTGTTTATTCTCGGGCAAAGCACCCTCTTGCCGGTAAGATGTGGTTTGAACGAATGAAAGCCGACCGTAAAAAAGAGATTTTACAGGGTGCTGCAAAAGTGGCAGGAGGCACGGCAGAATGAACATAATTGAACTTATGCGGAGCATAGTGATGAGCTTTCCAAAGCTGAACGATGTCCTGCACATTGACTACACAACCCCCGACACCGACAGCTACGGCTTATCTCCGACAGGCGACACACTGATTAAATCCGATGTTCTCGGCAATCAGGAGCGACAGCACACATTCATCTTGTACGCTGTTTATCAGTCGGTTAATGACTATGACCGACTTGCCAACAGCGGACTTATTAACGAGTTACAGCTGTGGCTTGAAAAACAGGCAAAGGGGCAAACGCTGACCGTAACGGTTGGCGACAATGAGCTTGCAGGTACGCTCACAAAAATAACCTGTTCAAACGGTATGCTTTATGACATACCCGACAGCAATTTAATTGGTAATGTAATGTATCAGTTACAGATTACCGCAGATTACAAAATCGAAAGTGAGGAATTTTAATTATGGCAACAACACCCGATATCGGTAAACTCAAAAGAAGTTATCTTATGCACTACATTGACGCTTCGTTCGGCACAGGCGAAACCCCTAAGTGGTTCTTGATTGGTCGTGACATCGAGGATATGTCCGTTGAACTCAACCCCGACACAGAAACAGTCAAGAACATTCTTGACGAAACCGTTGTAAACGATAACGGCTATGAACCGTCAATCGACGCAGACACTTATTACGCAAATACAGGCGATGCAATCTATGAAAAGATTAAGGATATTGCAATGAATCGCCTTACAGGCGACGACTGCAAGACTGCAATTCTTGAAGTTTTAGTAGACAAAAAGACAGGTCCGTATGACGCTTGGACTGAAACCTGTATCGTAAAGCCACAGTCCTACGGCGGTGCTCAGGGTGGTGTGAACATTCCGTTCAACATCGCATTCAACGGCGACAGACAGCAGGGTACGGCTACAATTGAGAAGAAAGTGCCGACCTTTACCGCAACGGTTTAATCTTTGGGGAGGGATTGATTTATGCAGAAACTTGTTTTTGACAGAGGTTACAAGGAGTATCAGATTGGCGATGACGAAAACGCAGTAATCCGTATCAATACCGCGGATGTGGGCATTCTTGCAAGGCTCAACGAGGCAGTCAAGAATATTGAGCAGATTCAGAAGAAGTATGAAAACGCTGAAAAAGCTGAAAACACAGACGCAATTCAGCTTATCACCGAGTGCGACAAGGACATCAGAGAACAGATTAACTACATTTTCGGTTCGGATGTCTGCACGGTTGCCTTTGGTGAAATTAACTGTCTTTCACTTGCGGGCGGTAAGCCGATTTTTGAAAACTTCCTTGAAGTGCTTATTCCTGTTATGCAGGCTGATTTTGAATCGGCACAGAAAATTTCCAATAAGAAAGTCGGCAAATACACTTCACAGGTGAAAAAGTGATTGAATTACTGCCGAAAAGCCTTGAGGTTGACGGCAGAAACTACGAAATCAATTCCGACTTCCGTGTTGCTCTGCTGATTTTCAAAGCCTATGCAGACGATGATCTGAACGATTTTGAAAAATGCCGAGTGTGTGTCGAGTGCCTTTACAAGGAGATTCCCGAAAATTACCAAAAGGCACTTGACAGGGCAACTTGGTATCTTGACGGCGGAGATATTCCACAGGGCAAACAGCTCCCCGTTCGTGTGCTTGATTGGGAACAGGACGGACATATAATCTTCCCTGCTCTCAATAAGGTTGCAGGAGTGGAAACACGCACAGTCGATTATATGCACTGGTGGACTTTTTTAGGCTTGTTCAATGAAGTGGGTGACGGCTTATTTACACAGGTTATGTCAATTCGCACCAAAAAGGCAAAGCATAAGAAGCTCGACAAAACCGAACGGGATTTTTACAGCGAACATAAAGAACTTATCGACCTAAAGCCCAAACTCACAGCAGAAGATAAAGAAGAACTTGACTTCATAAATTCGCTTGTGTAGTGTAGTATCGTATCACATATTGTTGACATTCCCTAAATGTTAGTGTATGATTAAGTAAAAACTATATTGTTTTAACATTTAGGAGGATGAATGATGAAAAAACTCATAGCGTTAGCATTAACCGCAGTTTTTGCAGTATCGCTTGTTGGCTGCGGTACAACAGCGGAAAGCAGTTCGTTATTAGATGATGATTTTGAAGAAACAACAGAAGTAGAAACAACGGAAGTTCCTACAACATTTCAGAAAACAACTACAATGTCACCTGCCGAACGAGAAGCAACTTACAAAGAGCTTTGTGACGAGTACGATTATGATGATGTTCTTTTTGCTCCTGACAGATACGAAGGTATGTACTGTAAATTTACAGGTACAGTTTCTGCCCTTTGTAAAGATGACGGAACTTGGTTCGTGCTGAAAGATAAAAGCGGAAATCTTATAGATGTACACGGTGACGCTGAATATTACGAAAGAAATCAAAAAGTAGAAATTTATGGAACAATAAGAGAAGTAAAATCTACTTACTATTCTGATGGCAGTGTAATTATCGTTGACGCTAAATATGTCGATTTTGTCTGAGGTGAAAATGTACAACGCTGTTTCAAGCAAATCAAACTAAAACAAAAAGCCACTCCAAACGGGGGTGGCTGTTCTTTTGCAAAATTTTATTAGCGTACATCATAACGGTGTGCGCTGTTTTTATGCCCATTTTTAAATGAAAGGATGTGAAAATTTGGCGGTTGACGGTTATCTGAATTTTGACACGAAACTTGATACATCGGGTTTTAACGGCGGTTTGGCACAGGTTAATACTACTGTTACCAAATCAATCGAAAGGGTAAAAAATCAGCTTAAGACCTTTGCAAAGACTGCCGCTGTTGCTTTCAGCACTTATGCAATTACAAATTTCGGCAAAGAGTGCATTGAGCTTGGTTCTGACCTTGCGGAGGTGCAGAATGTTGTTGATGTTACTTTTCCGGCAATGACCAAACAGGTTGACAAGTGGGCAAAAAGTGCAGCTAATTCTTTTGGTTTGTCCGAAACAATGGCAAAGCGGTATGTCGGTACTTTCGGCTCAATGGCTGAGGCTTTCGGTTTTACAGAGAAAGAAGCCTATGATATGTCAACCACGCTGACAGGACTTGCAGGCGATGTTGCTTCATTCTACAACATCAGACAGGACGAAGCCTATACAAAACTTAAATCAGTATTTTCGGGCGAAACCGAAACTTTAAAAGATTTAGGCATCGTAATGACACAGACTGCGCTTGACAGCTATGCCCTTGCAAACGGTTACGGCAAAACCACAGCCAAAATGACCGAAGCCGAAAAAGTAACATTGCGTTACAAGTTTGTGCAAGACCAGCTTGCCAATGCGACGGGTGACTTTGCCCGAACGCAGGACAGTTGGGCGAATCAGACAAGAATTTTACAGCTCCGACTTGACAGCCTGAAAGCTACACTCGGTCAGGGACTTATCAATGTGTTTTCTCCGCTGTTGAAAAATCTTAATTCCTTTATCGAAAAATTAGATGTTGCAACGGAAAAATTCAAAAGCTTTACGGAACAGGTTTTCGGCTATTCATCTGCAACTGACAATTCCGCAAATTCCGCAAGCTCTGAAATGACAGACCTCGCCGATGAAACAAAGAGTGCAAACTCTGCACTTGCCACAACATCGAAAAAGACAAAGGAAATTAAAGACAATCTTCAAGGATTTGACAGGCTCAATGTGATGAGCCTTGAAAACAGTTCGTCAGATGACAGCACAGCAGTAAACAGCCCCACAAAGAAATCTTCTAAAGCCGCAGTTAACGCACTTGATACTGCCGCAACAGCGATTGAAAAGCGTACAAACAAGGTTTTTGACAGCATTAAAAGAGCCTTGAATAATCTGAAAAATGCTTTTGTTTCAATCAGCGAATCGTGGAAGAGAGTGTGGAAAAACGGCACAGGCGAAAAGATTATCGGAAACATCAAACAGCTTTTGAAAAATGTTTTTGATATCATCGGTGATATTTCGGGAGCGTTTACAAAGGCTTGGAATAAGGCAGGACTTGGTGATGAGGTTGTGCAATCCATTATCGACAAATGGGACAGCTTGCTTGAACTTGTAAATACGATTGCAGAGGATTTTCGCAAAGTTTGGAATAACGGCACTGGTGAGAGAATTTGGACTAATATTCTGAATATCATCAAAAACTGCAACAACTACACCAAAACTCTGCGGACTAAAATCAAACAGGCTTGGGACAAAAATGAATCGGGCAAAAAGATTTGGGAAGCAATCCTTGGCATTGTTGAAGATATCACAGGTTTTTTGAGCGATATGTCAGAGATTCGCCTTGAATGGCTTGAAAGTCTTGATTTGTCACCGCTTGTATCAGCTGTTGCCGACCTCGGACAGGCGTTCAGGGATTTGCTCAAAGCCTGCGGAGATAAGCTGAAACAGGCATACAAGAATATTCTTCTCCCACTTGCAAAATGGACAATTGAAGAAGCAGTTCCGAAACTTGTAGAAGCCCTTGCAGGAGCGTTGAAACTGTTAAGCAAAATAGTTAAATCTATTAGTGACAAAACCTTGTACGCTATCGCAGGCGGCATTACTGCAGTTGGTACAGCTGTTGTTGTTTTCAAGGCAGGACAAGCGATTGCAAGCGGAATTGACAAAGTCAAAAATGCTATAAAGTTATTTTTGACAACTGTTTCTGCAAATCCAATCTTAGCCGTTGCCGGTGCCATCACCGGACTTGTGACTGCAGTTACTGTATATAATCAGCTTGTTTGGAATAATTCCGAAGCTAAAAAATTTGCTGATGAAATTGACGGTATAAAATCAAGGCTTGATACAACTACGCAAGGTATTGAGGATAATTTGTCAGACACTCTTGAACGAATGGACAGCTTGTATGCAGACAATACACTTGTTGACAGTTACCAACAGAAACTTGATGAACTTCTGCAGAAAGCTACGCTTACTCCTGAAGAGCAGGCACAGTTACAAACTATTGTTACATATTTTAAAAGCAATGTTGACGGCTTTAGCGACATTTGGAATAACTATGTGTCAATCAGTAGTGACGGCAAGTTGCACTTGAACGGCGATTTAAGCGAAGTTCGTAATGCAATTGACAATACAATTGATAAATACCAACAGCTTGCAAATAGTGCCGCATTAGCTGAATTATCTTCTGAAAACAGCAAAGAAAGAATTCTTGCATCAAAAGAATACAACAGTGCAAAGTCGGATTATAACAGCAAGAAGAAAGACCTTGAAAACGAACAGAAAAAACTAAAAAAATGGCTTGAGAAAAACGGCAAAAGTATGCAGGCTCTTGAAAATTACTATTTTGGTGGCGGTGCTAAAAACGACGCTTTATGGAAAGAGGGCATTGAATACTTCGAGAATATTCAGAGCAAAACAAAGTCACTGGAAGGTGCTACATCTTCTGTAAATAAGACAATTGCCGCCTTAAATAAGCTCACGATGACCAGTGATGATCTTTTGGATGTACAAAAGGTAGTTAAGGGCGAATATTCGGATGCCGCCGCTGTTCTTATGGCTTACAACGCAGGAATGATTAACACAGAGCAAATTCAAAAATCTCAATGGAAATCCTTGAACAATTTGCAAAAAGCCGCAAAAGATACGGGTAAAAACACGGTCCTTGGTCTTGTTGAGGGTACAGAAGCATACGAAGGTGCGCTTGTCAAAAACAGTCACGGTCTTGCTTCTACTGTGCTTTCAGAATATGATACCACGATGGGAATTCATTCCCCGTCAACAGAAATGTATGAAAGAGGCGGTTACACGGTTCAAGGCCTTGCAAACGGCATTCGTGACAGAATATATGCCTTGAAAAATCCGCTTGCAAGACTGCTTAGCTTTATTTCAACACATATCAATCCGATTTCAAGCGTTTTCTCAAATGCTTTTGAGGGTATCAAGAGTGCTGTAAAAAAGCCTATGAACGGATTTTTAGGTGTTGTTCAGAACTTCTTAAACAACTTTATAGATCCGTTCAACAGCCTTGGCAGTGCTATTTCAGGCGGAATGAGTACAGCGGCAAAGATTGCTTATGAAGCGTTAGGAAGTGTAAACGGCAATGTCGGACTGCCTAACATTACAGTTCCCCGACTTGCCACAGGAACGGTTGTTCCGGCAAATTACGGCGAGTTCTTGGCTGTTCTCGGTGATAACAAGCGTGAGGCTGAGGTTGTTTCGCCGATCTCAACTATCAAACAGGCACTTATTGAGGCTATGGCAGAAATAGGCTCAACAGGTGACAGCGGTGACATTAACCTTACTGTAAATCTTGACGGCGAAGTGATTTTTAACAACATTGTAAAACGCAACAACGCAGTCAAAAAGCGTCACGGTGTCGGTGCGTTAGATTAGGAGATGATGACATGGCAAATTTTAAAGGTTATTTAATAAGGTTCCCTAAGAGCGGTAAGCTGTTTCCGCACAAACTCATTGCAAAGGACAACTACAACGGCACTCCGCTCCAGAGAACCGAAATCAAGGCATACCGTGACAGCAACAATCTTCTGCACCGAACAACTTCGCCAAATTACAAGTCGAAAATTGAGTTTACAACCGTTGATGAACTCACCCTTGCACAAATGCAGTCGATTAGAAGTGCTTTGAATAGTTCGTGGGATAACTCTCAACAGCGTAAAATCCGTGTCGAGTATTGGGACGATGAACTTCTTGCATATCGCACAATGACCGCCTATATGCCCGACATCACCTATCAGGTTAAGAAAATCACCAAAAACAACATCATATACAATGCCGTGACTTTCACTTTTATTGAGTATTAAGGGGGTGACAGATTGCTATCCGTTTCAAGTACGCATAAGCAGAAAATTATTAACGAGCTGATTTCAAACAAGCTCGAAATCTTTTCATCTGACAGCAAGTTTGATGTCATCACCGAAACCAACATTGAAAGCGAAAGTATGGGCCTTAAACAGTCGATTTGTGACGAAAATAAGTTGAAGTTCGGCGGTTGCATTGCTTCCGAATTTAAAATCGGATTGCTGAACACCGTTGACAGAACTTTTGATGTTTCAAAACTTGTCGGTTGTTGGATTTTAGTTAAGCTGACACAAACTTTTCCGTCAGGCTCTCCGATACTGCCGAGCAGTTCATTATATCCGAGTGACACACTCTATCCGGGCGAAGCCGTGACAACAAAGTCGTGGTGCATTTTTAACGGTATGATTGACAAAGCCGAGGTCAATAAAACGGATCAGAACAAAATCAGCATAACCGCCTATGATGTGATTTCACAGCTTTATGAAACCGACTGTACAAACGCTCTGCAAAAGCTCTGGAATAACAATTCTAACAGTACTTCGGTCTATGCACTGTTGGCAATGGTTTCTGAAAAATTTATTAACCTATGCGGTCAACCTGATGCCCATTTTTTATCCGACCGTTTACTTAACGAGGTTATCAACAAGGTTGAGAATCTGACTGTTAAGAATATGAAAATTTTTAACAAAGTATGGCTTGATGATTCCGAAAAGGTTAATTACGGTCAATTGCTTAATTATACAGCGGAAATGCTCGGTGTGTTTGCTTTTGTTAAACCCGATAACCGAAAAGGCGGTAACATTGTTTTTGTCAACCTTGAAACCGATACAACAAAAGCAGAAAAATATGACTTTTACGAGGCATTCAACGCTGACGAAAAATCAAGTGGTACATACGGGACTGTTGACTTTGCAATCGGAGGTTCTACACGAACCGCAAAGGTGCGTAGCTACAAGTTTTTAAGCGGTAAAACCTATGATATGACAGACAACATTCTTGTATGGCAGGAAAACGATAATGCAGGCGGTGCGTGGATACACAAGTTTGAAAATCTGTTTTCAGGCGATACGGGCAAGCGAATACACCATAAAATTTATAAGCCTATCGAGGCAACCCTTGACGGCAGATTGTGGGTTGAGCCGGGCGATATGGTGCAAATCAAATACTATGTTACCGACGCTGACGGCAACTATGCCTATAACGCTGACGGCACTCCGCAAACCGCAACCGTGACATCATATGTGCTGTCAAGAGAGCTTACAGGCATACAGGCACTCACAGACAAAATCACAGCGAAAGGAGAATAAAAAATTGAACAAATACACACGAATTAACTGGGAAAACACTCCCTCAACAGCAACTCCGCTGACTGCCGACAACCTCAACCATATGGATGATGGAATTGAACAGGCTACAAACGGAGCAATTGCACTTGAATCCGAAATAGCTACGGCAAGAGGCAGTTCTAATTCGCTTGGAGCAAGGCTTGATACGGTTGACACAAATTTTACGAACAAAGCTGATAAGGCAACAACACTCGCAGGCTACGGAATTACGGACGCATATACGAAGGAAAAAACAGACCAAAAACTTGCCCAAAAGCTCAATTCAATGCCGTTTGACAGCGAGCCCAAATATAATAGCCCGTGTTATCTCACAAGCGGTACGGTTTACAGCGCCCTGCTTGTTAAAGCAGATAAAACCGCCTTGGCGACTAAATACGATTCGTCAAATATTGAAAGCGGAACATCAACACTTACACCTTATTCAACCATTGCGGATAAAATCAAAAGTGCAAGCTGTACATATAAGACGATTGGTGACATCGTAATCGTCAGTGCAACGGTCAAAATGAACGCAGTATCTCTTAGCGGCAATAACATGTGTCCGCTGATTGATTTGCCGTACAAATGTATTTCCGAGGACAATGTTTTTTGTGTTGGTATTTCAAACCTTGGCAAGCTCTTTAAATTTGCCATTCCGAAAAATAACACTTGGCTACAGTTTTCGACTCAGGATAAGACCGCATATACATTCGCAGACGGCGAGCAAATTAATGTGATTTGCTTGTACAAAATTAAATAACGGAGGTATGAAAAATGGAACTTAAAGAAAAAATCACACTCGATATGCTCACGAAGGACAGCGTGTCGGTACTCAGACAGCAGTTTTTGACCTTTAACGGTGAAGAAATGCAGGTAGGCGGAAACATCCGCAACGCTTATATGAACAGCAAGACGGGCAGAGAACAGTTGAGAAAGGTTCTCTCTGACGAATACTTCAACGCCGTCATGGCAGTGTGGGGAACAGACTCAACCATTGACGAGCCGATAGAAAGCGAGGTGTAAGCGATGAAGATTGATATTGTACAGCTTGCCGAAATCATATCTGCGTTAGCTTTAATTGGCGGTGTTGTATTTGGTGTTTTTAAATTTATCGAAAACAACAAAAAGCAGAACGCTGAAATCAAAAAAATCAAAGGCGAGCAGACCTTGACAATGTATGCACTCCGTGCGTGTCTTGATGGTCTGAAACAGCAGGGTTGTAACGGCAGAGTTACCGAGGCTATCAATAAGATTGATAAGTACCTCAACCAGTCGGCACATTCGGCGGAAGATTTAAATTGAAAGGATGATAATAATGAAAATGACAAACAAAATCTATGATGTACTTAAATACATTGCTCTTATCGTACTGCCTGCAATCGGTACACTTTACTTTGCCGTAGCAGGCATTTGGGGCTTGCCATACGGCGAACAGATTGTAGGCACTATCACAGCCGTTGACACCTTCTTAGGCGCTCTGCTCGGCTTATCAGCGTATAAGTACAACAAAAACGAAAGCGAGGAATAAGTATGGTTTTATCTAATACTGTTGACAAAATGTTAAGCGAAGATTACAAAGAAAGGTTTATCGCTGAATATCAGCAGTTATCAATCCGCCACGACGGCTTAAAGAAAATGCTTGATAACTGGGATAAAGGGAATCTGAATTTTATTCCGACTTGCCCACGCAGTACATATGACTTGCAAATTAAAGCAATGAGCGATTACAGAGCCGTACTTGAAGCAAGGGCAGTTATGGAAAATATCGACTTGAAAAAATTATACGCAGAAAGCGAGGAAAATTATGAGTAATTCAAAACTTGTTAATTACACAAAATTAAGCCCAAACCACAGCGGTAAACGCACACACAGTATTGACCGCATTACTCCGCATTGCGTTGTAGGTCAGTGCAGTGTCGAAACCCTCGGCAACATCTTTATGAACACGAGAAATGAGGCAAGCTGTAACTACGGAATCGGCTATGACGGCAGAGTGTTGCTTTGTGTAGATGAGGGCAATCGCTCTTGGTGTTCATCAAGCAATGCAAATGACCAGAGGGCAGTCACAATCGAGTGTGCAAGCGATACAACCGCACCGTACACGATGAACAGTAAAGTGTACAACAAACTTGTTGCACTCTGCGTTGACATCTGCAAGCGTAACGGCAAAACTAAACTGCTTTGGTTCGGTAATGAGGACAAGACGCTAAATTATTCGCCAAAATCAGGTGAAATGGTCTTGACTGTACATAGGTGGTTTGCAAATAAATCCTGCCCGGGCGACTGGCTCTATAACAGGCTCGGCAATCTTGCAGACGAAGTAACCACACAGCTCGGCGGTAAAACATCAAATCAGGGGGAAGAAGAAATGATTAAAATGGGATCAAAAAATCTTGCAACGCTTGCTTTTAAAAAGCAGCTGATTACATTATACAACATGAAAATTATCAAGACTAAAGTTGACAATTCGGCTGGTTTTGGCAATGGCACGCTTAAAGCCGTCAAAGAAGCACAGAAAGCAGCTAAAATTACAGTTGACGGCATTGTCGGAGAAAAGACAATCAATGCAATTTATCATCTCATAAATGATTGCAATTGGGCTAAAGATAAGAAAATTGCCAACGCAAAAAAGGCACTCGGCTGATATTAAATGTTTCGCACCGTTGCAAATTTTATGTGGCGGTGCGGATATCGTAAATAAAGAATTGGGGTGACGAAAATGGTAAATTTATATCAAGGCGATTGTCTTGAAGTGCTGAAAACTTTGCCCGATAACAGCGTTGACCTGTTACTGACAGATCCGCCTTATGTGTTAAACACAAAGGGCGGCGGAACTGTAAACAAGAAAATGAAATTAAGTGAATCTTTAGCGGATGTCGAGAAAGCAAAAATAATTAATGGGTATGATATTGAACTTTTCGGACAAGAATTTTTGCGAGTTATGAAAGAAATCAATGCTTATTTTTGGTGCAATAAAGCACAAATATATGATTATTTAAAATTTTATGTCGGGCAACTTAAATGCAAATTTGATATTATTTGCTGGCACAAGACGAATGCCTTGCCCACCTATTCAAATAAATATTTAAGTGATACTGAATATTTACTTTATTTTAGAAAAGGAAAAAGTAAGTGCTTTCCCCACAGCTACGAGGATGCAAAAACATATTATTTAAGCGCTTTAAACCTAAAGGATAAAAAAGTGTGGAAACATCCAACCATTAAACCTCTTTGCGTTACTGAAAAAATAATCCGAAACAGTTCAAAAGAAAATCACACTATTTTAGACCCGTTTATGGGAAGTGGAACAACAGGTGTTGCCTGCGTAAACACAAACCGAAACTTTATCGGAATTGAACTCGATGAAAAGTATTACAAAATTGCTGAGGAAAGAATAAATTCAGCGATTAAACAAACTACATAACAAAATCAAACACATAATTGCAAAAAACTCCCCCTCATCCGCCGTAAAAAGTGGGTGAGGGGAGTTTGTTATTTGTAAATTTAATGATTTTGCATAATATCGCATTTTTTGAAAGCCTGAAAGTACCGATTATATCTGACTTTTCCTGCCTTGCATTTGCCTAACATTTTACCTGTTTTTTTCTGTATTTCGGTGTATTTTAGCGTTAAAAAGATATAAAAAATAACCGCACCAAAAAGCTAAAAACTGGCTTTCTAATGCGGCTTTTCCTATGGTCGAGGTGACAGGACTTGAACCTGCGGCATCTTGGTCCCAAACCAAGCACTCTACCAAACTGAGCTACACCTCGAAATGTTGTTTAATAACAACAGCTTGATTATTATATACCATGTTTTCGGATTTGTCAACATAATTTTCGCTTTTTATTCAAAATTAATTCAAATAATTTGAAAATCACCATAAAACAGACCGAAAATGTGGTACAAAACAGCCGTCCCTGCATAAGAAACGGCTGTATGGTGCAGGTAACAGGACTTGAACCTGCATGAAATTGCTTTCACATGGACCTGAACCATGCGCGTCTGCCAATTCCGCCATA